TTTAGTTTTACTTTGCCAAAACTAGGAAAATACACTAACACATCTATAAATTTTACGAAAAATCAATGTGTTAGTATTGTATTTTCCATATTTGTGAGTTCTCGCATTCGCGAATCTCTAAGTTCTATTTCGCCTGGTGGTGGTCTCAATTCTCTTGACCTCCCCTTCCTAGGGTACTCAACTATCATTGAGCCTCACAAAACTATAAAGCTTATCCATGATTTGCGGTCATGGAACCGTAAAGGATCCCGTAGGCAGGAAAAGACTCTCTCTTTTCTTAATTCAGTCGTAACTTCTTATGGGTCTAATAACCTATTTCGGGTCGAGCGGGATCTAGATAGAGTTTCCTCCATCACACCTATTCTGTCGCTTGCCGTACTCGTCATCTTCTCCACTTTCACTTCACTGAATCATCATTTTGTGCCCAAATTATAATGCTAATTTGAGCACCGGTAGCACTTTACCTACCATTCCTGTTCCTCCAGAGAATAATGCATTCGCAAAATCTCCCATATGTGAAAAAGTCTTCACTATGGCACCTTGTACAACGGCATGAGCTAATTGTTTAGTCTCTTCCATCGTTGCATTTGGTTGGATTGTACTTAGAATGTTGGATACGGCTGCTACTCCTAGTGGATCTGAAAAAGAATGGGTGTATGTGGGCAAATTAGGCCCCACCACCTCAAACCACGACAGCATGTCAAATTCAAATGACGCTTTCGGTTCGGCCCCTGATATCATTATTATCAAGCTTAGGCCTCCAAACTGGTCATCCTCATTATCATCTGATGCATGATATCCGAATTCCTCCTCATTTGACGGTTTCCAAATGGCATGATGCCATTTTCTATCAACGGGGGTTGTCACTGATTCTTTCACTGCTAGTAGGTCTGGCATCGTCAGCGGTCCTTCTGTTGGCGAATTGTCCTGGGATCTGTAAATTGTTACTTGTCCTCCCCGGTTCATTTCGTTCCCAACATATCGAATCGCCAACCCGCCTCCCACCAACCTGAAAGTCTTATGTTGTGCAGTTGTTGATCGGTATTCATTTGTAACCATTGGAGAATCATTGAATATATTAAATACTCCTGTCTCCAGTGTTGAATCATACGTGGTTGCCGTATAATCCTGATTTGTGGCTTTTCCAAAAGCCCAATCCTTCGCTGGTGTTGCTGGAGCCATTGCTATCCACCCAACACCTTCCACCCCACATGCGAATACTCCCCTTGCTCTTGCTCCAAATTTAAATGACTGTATCGTCAAATTATCCGGGATACAAGGGAGTTCTGCCACTGACCATGGATCTACCAAGGCCGTGAGGTAATTTCGGGAACAGTCTGATAATTTGAACTTCATATTTTCTTGTCTCATTCGTTCTGTTTTTATCAAACCTTCGTCCCATTGTTGCGAAAATTTGGCTCTGGCTTTCTTTTTCTTCCTCTTTTCCGATTGTCCTCCGCCACGACGTGGCTCCTGGCCCCCAAAGGGGGTGTTGGCACCCCTATCCAGGGGTGGTAATATTGTTTTAGGTTTCTTTGGGCCTGTTTTGGCCCGGTTGTTCTGTTGCTTCGTACTCATATTCATTGTAAATAATTTGTCTAAAAGAACTCTCTTCTGAAATTCTTTTAAAACCCTCCTCCATCCTTTTATTTACTTTTCTTTCCGTTTGCAACCAAAAACAATATTTGACATCTTTTCTGGTAGGTACTCCCCCATCTCGAACAGTGTCGACATAGCCTCCTCTTTCATGGGCTAAAATGGTGAGTATATAATTTCTTATTCCATGGAATAGTTCTTTATCATTCCATGACAATAAGAGGAGTGAATATGCTTTTGCCAATTCATGGTCCACATTTCTTTGCGGATCTTCTATATTCTTGACCAATGCTGCATATATTCGTTCCGAGTTATAAGCTGGTAAAAACCACTCTTTAACTTTCACTACCGTTGCTCCTAAAAATGTCGCGCCAACACACCCCCTTCTTATTTTGAAAGCTGATTCTTTTATTATCAGATTAAAATCGCCATAAACTTTCCTAAAATGATTTCCGTCCTTCAGTTCCTCCTCATACTTTATAGGATAACTCTTCAACAAGTCATCCCCATATATATCTGTATGCGAGTCTGCTCTTAACATTAAATCATTGTACTCATTTATTAATGCATGGCCCAAACAATTGTCAGATGTTGTACATCCTGATCCTGAATTATTTGAGCACCCGATTTTCTGAACAACGTCTCCATTTGGGAGAAGTAACAGAGAGTTCAGTGTGTTTTCTATTGTCCACTGTAAATATTTATTCTCTTTTTCTGTCACTTGCAAATATTCTTCTCGTATATCATAAATTTCCCGCATTATCGGTAATCTTCGATCCCAAGAGGATACATCTGCTTCCACAAATAGCAACTTTTCCAAATCTCTTTCAAAATGAAGGCCATGGTGCCTATAATGTGCCTTTATCATGTCATCAAAACCCCCGTACTGAAATGATATTCCATATCTTATACCCAATGGATGTTTTTCTTTCAACTGTGTATCTTGTTTCGAGAAAAATCTTTTCTGTTGGTATAGGACATGCATTGGTGACGGAATAAAAGTTCTTATCTTCAATTCTTTTATTTCTGTCAACGACAAGTACTCGTATTTGGGTACTGGCCGCCACCACGATATCTTATCAAATGGATTATCAACATATTCTTGCCAAAAATCAGCGTTTAAGACTTCTCTTTTCGTCTTGTACGTTCCCATTTTATTAAAAGGAAATCCACATGCTGTTTTTGTAACAAATTCCGGGAATGGTTCAACTGTCTGAGTGAATAAACTTTCCAATGCTCGCGAAACCTTTTCTTTCGCATCTTCCCAACATTTTGGGTTTGGATTCTTTATTACTGGGACATCCATTTTTAAAATAGAATTCCACACTGTTTTATATGTAGGCAATACCCCGCTATATTTCACGGGTCGCTCCAATTTTCCATATTTTAACCAGTATCTTGAATCATATGATATCAAATGAAAGTCCTGTCCACTCATTGTCAATGTATACATTGTTCTCCATTTCGGAATCAAATATTGATATGTTTTTGCACAGGGGCCTATCGCCACTTTTGAAACCATTAATTGGGTCCCCCCCCCTTTGCTTTCACAAGGTGGGGCTTCTGGTTTAAAAATTCAATAGTTTGGTCTAACATATTTTGTGTTATTGCAGCTGAAGAATTCATAACTGGC